GGCCTCTGCTTAATACTAAAAAAAACAGCTGTTGTCATAGTAATGATTGGGTGGAAACATTCTAGGCCTGGGTGGAGAGGCTTTTTGCTTCCTCTTGCAAAACCACACTGCCCTCTGGAGGGCAGTTGCCTAGCAACTAATTAAAAGAGGATGTCGCACGGCCAGCTGCGGTCAGTTAGTCACTTCCTGCTTAACTGACTTGACATTTTCTATTTTAAGAGTCGGGAGGAAAATTACTGTGTTGGAGGCCCTCCGCCATCTTCTGAAGCTGATCAAGTAAGTGAATTTTCAAAATGGGAGCCGCACTGACTATTCTAGTAGACCTCATCGAGGGATTAGCTGAAGTGTCTACCCTTACGGGACTCTCGGCAGAAGCTATTTTATCTGGAGAAGCCCTCGCTGCCCTTGATGGCGAAATTACAGCTCTGACTTTGGAGGGTGTAATGAGTTCGGAGACAGCCCTAGCAACTATGGGTATTTCAGAGGAGGTGTATGGGTTTGTCAGTACTGTGCCTGTGTTTGTAAATCGAACAGCGGGGGCTATATGGCTGATGCAGACAGTTCAAGGTGCCTCTACTATTTCCCTAGGAATACAGCGGTACCTACACAACGAAGAGGTCCCTACTGTAAATAGAAATATGGCGTTGATACCATGGCGGGATCCAGCCCTTCTCGATATATACTTCCCAGGAGTTAATCAGTTTGCTCATGCTCTAAATGTAGTACATGATTGGGGCCATGGCCTACTTCATTCCGTGGGAAGATATGTGTGGCAAATGGTTGTGCAGGAAACACAACACAGACTGGAAGGAGCTGTAAGAGAACTAACTGTAAGACAGACACATACATTCCTGGATGGCCTAGCTAGGCTACTTGAAAACACCCGGTGGGTGGTTTCTAATGCTCCTCAGTCAGCCATAGATGCAATCAACAGAGGTGCCTCATCAGTGAGCTCAGGGTACTCATCACTAAGTGACTATTATAGGCAACTAGGTCTTAATCCACCACAGAGGAGAGCACTCTTTAATCGCATAGAAGGGAGCATGGGAAATGGTGGGCCTACCCCTGCAGCACATATACAGGATGAGTCAGGTGAGGTGATAAAGTTCTATCAGGCCCCAGGTGGTGCCCACCAAAGAGTCACTCCTGACTGGATGCTTCCTTTAATTCTAGGGCTGTACGGTGATATCACACCTACTTGGGCAACAGTCATAGAGGAAGATGGCCCCCAAAAGAAAAAGCGGCGTCTCTAAATGCGAGACAAAATGTACAAAGGCCTGTCCAAGACCCGCACCCGTTCCCAAACTGCTTATTAAAGGGGGTATGGAGGTGCTGGACCTTGTGACAGGGCCAGACAGTGTGACAGAAATAGAAGCTTTTCTGAACCCCAGAATGGGGCAGCCACCCACCCCTGAAAGCCTAACAGAGGGAGGGCAATACTATGGTTGGAGCAGAGGGATTAATTTGGCTACATCAGATACAGAGGATTCCCCAGAAAATAATACACTTCCCACATGGAGTATGGCAAAGCTCCAGCTTCCCATGCTCAATGAGGACCTCACCTGTGACACCCTACAAATGTGGGAGGCAGTCTCAGTGAAAACCGAGGTGGTGGGCTCTGGCTCACTGTTAGATGTGCATGGGTTCAACAAACCCACAGATACAGTAAACACAAAAGGAATTTCCACTCCAGTGGAAGGCAGCCAATATCATGTGTTTGCTGTGGGCGGGGAACCGCTTGACCTCCAGGGACTTGTGACAGATGCCAGAACAAAATACAAGGAAGAAGGGGTAGTAACAATCAAAACAATCACAAAGAAGGACATGGTCAACAAAGACCAAGTCCTGAATCCAATTAGCAAGGCCAAGCTGGATAAGGACGGAATGTATCCAGTTGAAATCTGGCATCCAGATCCAGCAAAAAATGAGAACACAAGGTACTTTGGCAATTACACTGGAGGCACAACAACTCCACCCGTCCTGCAGTTCACAAACACCCTGACAACTGTGCTCCTAGATGAAAATGGAGTTGGGCCCCTCTGTAAAGGAGAGGGCCTATACCTCTCCTGTGTAGATATAATGGGCTGGAGAGTTACAAGAAACTATGATGTCCATCACTGGAGAGGGCTTCCCAGATATTTCAAAATCACCCTGAGAAAAAGATGGGTCAAAAATCCCTATCCCATGGCCTCCCTCATAAGTTCCCTTTTCAACAACATGCTCCCCCAAGTGCAGGGCCAACCCATGGAAGGGGAGAACACCCAGGTAGAGGAGGTTAGAGTGTATGATGGGACTGAACCTGTACCGGGGGACCCTGATATGACGCGCTATGTTGACCGCTTTGGAAAAACAAAGACTGTATTTCCTGGAAATTAATGTTTATTCAATAAACTGTGTATTCAGCTATATTCACATATGTCCTTCAAGGGGTCGTCGCCTTCTTGCACATTACAAAGTATATCACAAAACAAACTGTAGGAGCACTCACTAGCAAACTGGTCACGAACCTCCTTCACAAGACCCTGAATATCAGGATCAAATACATCTGAAGTGAAATTCCATATGAGTAATAGGGCAAGGGTATCTCCACTCTGAATAATTCTTTCCCTTTGCAAAAATTCACACTTTTCAAGAGATTGGGCCAGATGGGGTTTGCAGGTGAAATCCAACACCATGTGAAACCGGGCCCATACTGTTTGTGGTAGGAGATATTCATTCATTGTACACACACAGGGTGGAAAAAGTTGTGACCTTTTGTTGCTGTGCTTTTTTTCTAGATTGACCTTTACACTCCCATCCAGGTAGTCCCTGAGATTATCTAGATTAGCCACTCCCATCCCTGGCTGCAGTTGTTTGTTCAAGGCTATTTGACCCTTTACATCTTCAAAACAGACCACAAACTGGTCCTGTGCCACACCAAGCTCAAAAGCAAGTTTATCTGCAGGGCAATTTATGTTGAGAGACTTGCCTCCTAACAGGCTAATAAGCGCGGCTGCTAGGCCTGTCTTTCCTGAATTAACTGGTCCTCTAAAAAGTATGTTGCGTCGTTTTGGCACATTTTCTGTTAGCAGCTTAAGCATCTTAAACAGGGTTTGAGGAAAGTCCTCTAAAAGACACTGGTACCAAGCGACACCTGCTAGGTAGAGTAGAGCATCGGAGGAGCCAAGTTCTTTTAGCCTGAGGAGAGACTGTTGCAATCTCTCCTTTAATAGCTGGCTGCGGGTACACTCTACTAATTTCAGTCTCCTGGATGCCAAGACTCCGTCAGCTGCCTGCTGACAGATTGTCTTTTGAGCTTTACAATTCAGGAAGAGGTCTGCATTCTCTGCATGCTTTCTATGGTTTTTCCAATGTATTTGGAGGCGGGTTTCCTCTTTGCTACACTTTATGCATGAAGGAACCTCTTTGGCAAAATCAAGATAATACCCCATAATTAACAGGGGATCATCAAGGTTGTTTTCTAGTGCAAAGTCTGCTACCATAATCCAGTCTACTGCTTTCTGTTCTTCTGGCTCGTCTGTAAACTCGAATTGGTGGAGGCCTGGCTTATTTTCTGTTATTAACTGAAATGGTGCTGCGGTTACAACTTGATAGCATTCCATAGGCTTGGTGACTGCCTTACACATTAGGAAGCTGACGCTGCAAAGCTTAGAGCAATAATTCTTAACTGCTGAAACCCTGTGCTTAGTCATAGTTAGAAAGAACAGCATGCCCCCCTCCTCATAATGGACCAGGCATTTGAATTCGGGCCTGAACTTCCCTATGGTATCATATAATTGTTTGCATTTCTCTTTGGTGGAGTATACTAGAAATGCCGGGAACGTTTTATTAGAATAAATAGCATGAGACAAATACCCAGTAAGGCTGCTAGGAAAGTCACTAGGAGCAGGGTCCTCCCTAGCCTTCTTAGGTGGCGTTGCATTGAATGAGCTCTGAGAGCAGCTCTGTGAGTAGCTCTCATTCTCTGACTCGCATCTAGGATCGGATCGAAATGAGCCCTCTGCAAATCCCGAAGAATCAGACCCTCCCATGGACTCAGACCCGCCCTGGGAATGATAGGGGGGGGGATGAGCTGGGGTACTTGTTCCTCCGGTAGGATGTCCAAATACAGATCCTCCATTGGCATGTACTCCTCCTCCTCCTCCTCCAGTGGCTCCAGCTGGTCTTGGTCGCTTTCTGGATACAGGAGTTCTGGGGGGGTCCGGGGATATGCTGTCATCGGGCTCAGCAACACAAGGATTTCGTCTTCTTCCAGCAGTATGTGCGGGTGTATCTGTTGGAGAACTCGGGTTGGGGGATAGGAGTGGCTCCTCATAACAGAATAGGTCGGGTTGCTCAGAAGACTCGGCAGTCTTAGGCGGCGACTGGTAGCTGGGGTCCCACTTTCTGAAGAAATCATTCCATTCCCTTGTGAAGTACTTGCTTCCATAGCTGAATGACCAGTAGTCATCGTGTAGTGGACTGTGGCCGCTCTCCTCAGTTCCTCGCTCCGCCGTTCTAGGGGGAGAGCCCTGTAAGAATATAGGCCGTAAATACCCACCCGCCCTCTTGATACTTACTTGGATTATACACGCTGTGCACATCCAGGTCCAGCCAGTCTATAGGCATGCTTGCAATGAAGTCTGCATACAGGTTCAGCACATCTCGGGTTGGTGTTCCAAACCATTGCATGTAACATTCAAGACAAAAACATTCTCCAAGTACTAGGCACCTGGCATCACATTTGTCTTTGAGCTCTCTATGTTGCTTTCTAAGCAGGCATAATATACAACTACATGAGCTGTATTTAACATTTACTAGGCAGGTAAGAGGCATTCTGCAGAACCGCTGGTAGTATCTATCACCAAAGGTGTCTTTGGTACTTAGATTCCACCCATCCGCATGTAGCCTTCTTACCTGGAAGCCGGTTCCTCCTAGATTCATTCTCAGATTGTATACTTCAGTTTTAAATGTTCCCCAGAGACTGTTCAATTCCTGCATTAAGGCATGGCTTCCACCTTTGTCTGGGTGCAGTAGCAGTGACTGCTGCTTATATGCCTGCTGCATTCTTCCAAAATCCCCCCATAGTTGTCTGGGAAGTTTTAGAAGTTCTAGCAGCCTTTCTTTGTCAGCTCTGCTCAGAACTCTATCCATGATGGTGGTGAGGCTGAAATGAGGCGGGAAGAGGCGGTTGGGGCTTAATTATATCAATTTGGGTGGCCCCACAGCGCCTCCAAGGCGCCAGTCCTGTTTTGACAAGTTGCCTCTGGAAGCCTCTACAATGCCTCTCTTCTTTTTCTCCAGAGTAAGCGGAGGCCAGGGGCCCCC